CCGGGTGGTTACCTAGCTATTCCTCTTGAGAGGGCGCAAAAGTTTTTTGGTGGTGACCTTGATGAGCACCGTGTTTTCAAAGGTAAATACCTAATCAGACAAGCGACCATAACACCGAAAGGTTACATTGCTAAATCTATACCCGAGATCTTAATCCAGGTAACAGATGTTGTAAAAATAAAATATGAAAGTGCTTGGGCTAAGGCGCAGAAGGGTAAATAAGTGGCTACCCCTTCCAGAAAGCTAATAGTCGATAACCTAAAGACGACATTGGAAACTGTTACGGTTGCTAATGGCTATAAGTCTACGGTTACAAAGGTAGAAGTATTAGCTAAAACATGGCTTCAGGTGTCCGAGGTAATAAGGCCTTGGCTGGGTATCGTTCCTCAAGAAACTAGGTATCAACATTTGCCAGGTAGCTTAGTGCGTTCCGTGTTTCATATTGATATAATAGGCCATGTTGCTAACGGTACTTACGAAGAAAAGCGTGACCGATTGGCAGACTTGCTAGACGATATATGGGGCGCATTAAACGTAGATCTCACAAGAGGGGCAAACGCGGTAAATACAATGATTACAAAATCTGAGACTGACGAAGGTGCCCCAGAAGCGGAAGGCACTCTTGTTATAGGGTTAGACGTAGTTTATATGAGAACTGCGGGGAGCACATGAAATGACAGCATTTAGGTACATAGGACCATCAAAGCGTATCAGGTTTATGGGCATGTCGATAAACATAGGGGACACATTTTCCCCACCCGATAAGCTAGTAGAAGCCTTTAATAAGCACAACGGATTTGAGGCGATTGAAGAAACTAAGCCTAAGTTATCTAAGCCTAAATCATCAAAAAAATATAAGAAACCGGCTGAGTTACCCGAGGCCGAGAAAGAAGAAACTTCTAAGGAGTAAACAATGGGTCAAGCCAAACTTCACGCTCTCGGGCGTAATCTAAAATATTTCGTAACACCAGAAACGACACTGGGAACTTATGTAGCACTTGTAGATCCGGCTACGGGTGGATCAACCACCAAAGGTATGCGTGTTCTTTCTTCAGCGATGGAGTACGCGCAAGAACGTGTAGATCGCGCAGATGCGCGAGGCGATACACGGTCACTTTCAGACCGCATTACTCGTCGCGTAAACTGTACCTATAGCGTAGAGAGTTATCTATTGCCCAGCGGCACTGCGGGCAATGTTCCCGATGCTGATCTTTTATTCACGGCTGTTATGGGCGCTGAAGAAGACGGTAGTGTAACAGTAGGCACTGTTGGTCCGGCTACGGGGGTCAAATATACTCTCACAGCTACCCAAGCCATGCCTTCTGTATGTCTTACTAGAGAAACTGGCGGCGTTGTTCAACAACGTATGCGAGGTTGCTATGTGGGCGAGATGACTATTACAGGTTCCGGCAGTGACGAACCCAAAGTCTCCTTTAGCGGCACAGGCATTGACATGACGAATGTTGGCCGCACATTGGCGGACGGGCCAGGAACGGCAAGTCTATCTTTAGACGTTACGGCAAGCACGGGTTTACAGTTAGGGACACCTACAGTAGCCAACCCTATCCAGATAGATATTGGGAGCGTTGAGAACTATGACGTAACTAATGTAACAACGGATACAGCAACAATCGCCCCTGCCGCGACTTGGGTAGACGGCGACGTTATCAAACCTTACTCTCCTCCGCTCGCTGATAACGGCGTGCCGATTAATGGTGTTTCTGGGAGCGTAACGATTGGCGGGCTACCTGCAAGTTACGCATCAATGCCTATTACTGCGTTTGATGTAACGGTAAATAACAACACGAAGGCGCTCAATGATGAAGCGTTTACCAATTTGATGACGGACTTCATTCCTGGTTTTCGTAGCGTGACTGGAAACGTCACTGTACGCGCTAACCAAGAACAAATTCTTGAGTTGAACAAGCGCAGAGATTTTGGTGTCCGTGAAGTTGAGATGATCCTTGGAGATTCTACGGATACTGGTAACTATGCGGTTATTTACATGAAGGCATGTGAGTTCGGCTTTGGCGCGTTAGAGATTCCAGAGGCCGAGGAAGCAACATTTACACTTCCATTTACGGCGCTTGCACACGTCGATGGGGCTGTAACAACAGAAAACGAGATTGTTCTAGGATTTTTCTAGGATTTTTCTAGGATTTTTCTAGGATTTAGCTAAATTTTAAGAGGGAGAAAAAATGGCTAGAGTAGTAAAACGAATTGATGAAGAAACATGGTATGTGCCGGATATAGAAGATAACCGAAATGACCCCGAACCTTTTGCGGTTCTTATCTCGCCCCTTAGTGGTTCTGAGATGAGGAAACTAGAGCAAGCAGGGATGCAAAGCCTTACTAAAAGCAGAGGCCAAGTAAATGTCTACAAAAGGATTCAGGATATTCAAGAAAGAATAATTAGAGATCGCGTATTAGAGGTGAAGAATTACTCTGTTGCAAAAAAGGACGGCACTATTTTTGAGCCTACTAATGGCAAAGAGCTTTTAGATGCTGTTTTACTTTCTGGTGCGGCCGAAGCCGAAGTCATTGACGACATCGTGGAGGCAATGAAGGACGCATCTAGGCTTGAGGAAGGGATACTAAAAAACTCGAATTAGCAGTCCGATTCGCGGCAAGTGGTGATGAGGCTACTTGGTCATGGGGCTGCTCAATGTGTAAAGGAGAACCGGAGGGAGATAATAAACGTAGGCTTAGAAACTGTGGCGCAGATGAGAATCCTAACATAGCTTGGGAATGGATGCCGGGGTTGAGAAGATGCCCATGGAGCCAACTAAGTGATGAAGTTTGGGTAGCGTATAGTTGGTGGCAAGATTGGAAAGTGCTGAATGCTTTACCGTGGGGCGGAGATGATCTCATGGAACAGCCCGCATATGTAATTGAAGTAATCAGACGATGTGAAGGAGTGCTTCAAACAGTAGAGTCCGAGATGCACGAAAAACATCAAAAAGAAATGGAAAGATCTCACAGGAAAGCGAGTAGAAATGCCTAGGTCTAAGATTGAAGTTGAAATTTCTGTTATTGATAAAGCCTCTAAACTAGCTGCACTCGTCACTAAAGAGTTAAAGAAGATGGGCGCGACCATCGATGAGGCGACGAAAAAAGAAAGAGCACAGGCCAAGGAAACCGAACGTCTAGCCAAGACTTTTGGTACGGCAGAGTTCAAAGCCCGCGCATTAGAAAAAGCAGAAAAGAATCTAGCAAGAACGCAACTTGCCGCAGCGATTAGAAAACAAGAAAAAGCATTTGAGGCGACGGCGATAGCTGCCGGTAAACTGACCAGGGCTACGTCTAGGTATAATCGCGAAGCGAAGAAGACCGAGATACAAAACAAGAAAACAAAGTCTTCTTTCAGTAGGCTAGGCACAGCCGCGATGAAAGTCTTCTTCATTTACGAAACAGGGCTCCGTATAGCGCGGATAGCCATGCGGGCGTTTATTACGCCTATGGTTGAGGCTATAAAGTCTTTTCAGGCATTTGAGAAAGGGATGGCCGAAGTCAAAACTTTATTTGGCTCAGAAATGGTCGCAGAAGCGTCTGCTATACCTCAACTTACAAAATACGTAGAAGATCTATCTATTCAAATGGGCAAGATGCCCGTAGATACGGCAAAGGCCCTTTACTTTGTAGTCTCGGCTGGTGCGACAGACGCCGCTGCCGCCCAAAATGTATTGCGATCTTCTATGATGTTATCAACGGCTGGTCTTGTTGATGCTGAAACGTCCGCTAAGGCTTTAGTAACAGTAATGAACGCTTTCGGCGTTCCTTTTGAAAACGCTGAAAGAGTAGCAAACCTTTTCTTTATTACCGTCCAAAAAGGCATTACTACCGTAAAAGATTTAGCAAATAAGATTGGGCGCGTGGCGGGTATGGCAGGGGCCGCTGGAATGGATATGGAAGCTATGTTCGCTTTTATCGCAGCCGGAACAAAGGTAACAGGACTTACTGCTGCTACGATCACAGGTCTGCGTTCTGCTATTAAGTTGCTGTTAAACCCAGGTAAAACGGCCATAGAGACTTTCGACAGACTTAATGTTGCTTGGGGAGCGAACGCGCTCACTGGCAGGAAATTTATAGATTTTATTCAATCACTTAAGCATAGGCTAAATAGCGTCAATCCAGCGATACGCATTACGACCCAAGAACTAATGCGGATGATCCCTAACCAGAGAGCTAATGCGGTTATTTTGGCACTTCTAAAAACTAGAGTAGATGACGTAGGCAATGCATACACTCTTATGAAGGATAAGGTTAAGAGTAATGGTGTAGCGGTTGCGGCTACAAATAAAATTATGGAAACGTCGGCCTTCAAACTTGAGCAACTTAAAGCAACTTTTGAAGTTCTTAAAGTTAGGTTTGGTGAGTTCATTACAGAAAACGCCGAATTGGGCTCAATTTTTGAGGGCATGTCTATAGGCCTTATGGCCTCGGTAGAAGCCTTTCGTGAAATTGCCGAAAAAGATAAGGAGGTAAAAGACCTCAATAAAGTTATGAGCGACTTGGGGGAAAGCGCCGTTTTCTTTGGAATGATAATGGGAACCGTTGTCTTAAGGGCGATGATGTCAATGGCTGACTGGCTCGGCACAGTAAACGTACTCGCAGCAAAACTAAGTGCTACATTTGGCGATGTTGGCGGTCTAACGGAAGAACCCCCTGCTTGGTATCATCAGCTTCTCGCAACCGAAAAAGTTGCTACGCGAAAGATCGTGACGGGCAGAACCAAAGCAGATGTGAGGCTAGGCGAGGGTGGGATTATGGACCCCGGTGCTTTCCAAAAAGTTCGTGGTTCAGAAAGAAAACTTCAAGTTACAGAAGCATCTTGGATAAATATACCTACGCTTGAAAAGCAGCATAACGCAGTTCAAGGTATGTTGTTTAAGTTGGTTGGGGCGCGTGACAAAGCCGCAGACGAACTAAAAAAAATAAATGAAGAAATTGCCGCATCTGAAGACAAAAAAACAGCAAGAGCAAAGATAGCCCTCGAAAAATTAGCCGAGGCATATAAAAAAGAAAGTGAAGCAGACCAAAAAACCGCAAAAGGTAAACAGCAGTATATTGCTGCGGTGAAGGAAGTTGCTAAACAAAATCGAATTTACCAGAGGGTGTCAAAACGAACGTCGGCTGCTGATAAAGCAAACTTAAGTAGGTCGGAGGCGCTTACGACAGAACTTAAAAAACGCGCCGTGGAGATCAAACGTCTAAAGAAGTTTGAGGAGGGTCTGACAAAGCAAAAGAAGGCTATCCTAGGTGCCTATGACAAAGAGCGTGACCACGTAAAAGCAGCGGAAAAATCGCAGAGAGATCTCTCGGAGGGCATAAAACTTACCACCGAAAGGCTCGCCCAATTTGAAGCCGCTATGTCCACAGTAAAACTTAGTCCTGAGTTTGAGAAAAAAGTGAAAGGTTTGAAGGGGCTAGTGGCAGCGGATATGTCGTCGAAAATAGTGGACGCCCAAGGCGCGCTTGATGAACCGGGGGGCACAGGCAAGGGCAAAGGCATCAATAAAGCGGCAGTTATAAATAAAATTAGTACCCGTTATGCTAAAGATCTTATTGCTGCGGAGATAGAAGTGAATACCGAGCTTCTTAAGCGAATAGGCTTAACCGTAACCATAGAAACAAACGAAGTAAGACTAATTCGTCTGACCAAAGCCCGCGCCAGAATAAAGCGAAGCCTGTCCGAAAAAGAGGCTAAAGTTGCTAGTGCAGGTTTCTCTTTAGCTAGAAAAGCTCATAGCGCAAAACTAACAGACATAAAAGAAGCAGCTAAAAAAGAAATAGCGGTTCTAAATAGCGATTACGAGAAGAACAAGTGGGTTCGGGAACAAGTAACAAAAGTAGCCCAAGCAGAAATGGCCAAAGAACTTGCCTCTCTAGAAGACAAAGGATTAAAGGGAGAAAAATTAGAAAGTGCTAGATACGCAGCAAGAACAACAATCGTTGAACGGTTTACTGCGGGTGTAAAAGAGCATGTATCTCAGCTTAAAAAAGACGTGGAAAGAGGTATCCGAATCGCTATCAAGTTCTTTGTCCCGGGCGAAGAAAAATTAGAGGCGGCATATAAAGAAGACATCGCTTTACAGATGCAGGCTATCCAAACAGCCCAGGCACTTTATCAAGATAAGCTAGCCGTACTTAGGGCCACTAACATGAGCGAAGTTCAGATGGAGTACGAGAAGGAAAGAGCGAAACTTGAAATACTGAAAGAGTTCAAAGAAAACGGCCTTGCATATCAAAAGAAAGAAATAAAGAAGGGCTTTTCTCTAGCAGAAAAAT